GGAAGTAACAATACTGCCTAAGCGGGGTCGTAAAGCCCGAGCACCTGTGTACTGGCTGCAAAGTGTTTTGTTGATGGGCTAGGCAGAAATGAGCAGGCAAGTCAACCGAGCAGTGTCGCCGATTACCTTCAACGTTCCAGCAGCACCACCGAGAGTGATGACCGCCTTGATGTTGTCGGTACCATCAGTAACGACATACGCGGTGATCTGCAACTGCAGATTCTGTCCGGCGTGGCCACCGCCATCGCCTGTGGTGATGCGGGGTGGCGACAGCGAAGCATTGTTCAAGTAAATCTCCGCTGCGCCAGAGAAGGTCTCAACAGCGGTATCGGAGCATGAACACTCAAAGAAAATGAGCCATGCCCCTGCTGGTAGCACTACCGCACTGGAGTCCGCAACACCGAAGACATTGGCGACCGCTTCATTCCAGGAGATGGCAGTGATTGTTCCCGTCGTGATGGCCTGGTCGCCGGAGCGATTAATCACATACACGAGGTTTGAGATAGGGTTTGCGGGCTCGACCTGGGGCACGAAGAACTCGACCTCATACTCAAGCCACAGCTTGCCCATAACTCCAGTGCCGCCATTACTGACGGCACCGACGATGAGTTTGCCTACGTCATAGTTGTTGCGGTCCCCGGCAACAGGGTTCTTCCGGACGAACTTTCGTCCGGCGTTGCCATGCATGGCGGTCTGATTGAAAACCATGTTCAAGGGCGCCCAGGGGTTTCCTGAGATTGCACCCTGGTGATTCAGCAAGCCAGCTTCGGTTGTTGGTGGAGCTGCAGAAGCATTGTACTCCGGGGTGAGGGAGATAGTACCAGCGGTGGCCGTGGAAACGGCGGGCGTGTAATGCACGCTCAAACGCTTGAATCGGTACTCCTCCCACACCTCGGCTTCTTTCGACAAGCGTGGGAAGGTGGCTACGACGCCCGGGTTAAGCTCGTAGACCACAGTAGCAGGAGTGCTGCTACTAGAACCAAGGACATCGCCAAGAAACTCGCGACCTGCAGTGACGCGTCCACTACTACCTGAGAACCGAGGACCAAGGGCCTGACTCTGAGCAGCGGGCTGCTTGAAGACGACTCCAGGTCGCGGTGCCCTGAGGGGCATGGGACGACGTCGACCGCGATTGCGTTGTGCTGCGTCGATGCTCTTAACGAGGCCCTGGCCGCCAGCCAAAGCGGCTTGGGCGGCCTGCATAGCAGCATTCCGGGCTTGCTTTTGGATTTTGGGGTTCATGGCTACTTTCAGCAGCAGAGATGCGGGGTCCATCGTTTCTACAAAAACGACAGTGGTATGGGATCCACGACTGTCAACGTGGACTGTACATGTGTGTAACGCGCTAACGTCGCCCGTGCAGTCTCTTGGCACTACGCTTTCGCTTGGCACGGAAATATTAAGCCTGGGGGAGGCACCGTTTTGGGCGATCAATACACACACCCCATAAGCGAGCCGACCACCCCTTCGACATCGCTCGTCCGTAAACATCTGGGTTCATGCCACTCCAGCATGATTTTCGAGTAGTGTTCCTCAATGGCGATCTGTTCCGCGGGAGAAATGTCGAACGCTCGAAAGAAGGAGACGCGCGCGGCGCTAGTGACTCCAAGGCCTTGTTTGGCCATCCCCTTCGACATGCGTTTCAGCCCATCCTCAACCGCGTCTCGGTCTACTCGTTTCCCAGCGCCCCTACGCAAGGCAGCGTAAAACTCATTGAAGATTGGCATGTTTCCATACGCCGCCAGCCCTGACAAGCCGACACTGTTCCTCAACGTGTTGAACGTTTTCCTCGATGTTACGGGTTTGATGGTACACGCATCCTTATCTAAGCAGGTCCGCGGGTCACGGACCATCACCCAAGAAGTGCCGTCGTATACTGGGGACATCTGGCAAAACACCAGTTTCTCCAATTCATACACAGGTTCCTCGAAGGTGGTAGGTAGGCAAGCAAGGGCGAGGACCTGGCGCATGCTCTCCATGAAGGCTTCGCGATCGCGGTCTTCAAGGATGACCACACAGTCATCGCCGTTGTTAATCAGCTCAACATCAACATACGCTGCGTTCTTGCCCATGAACACGAGCGCACACATGATGATGCAGTTGCCAATACCAGTGTTAACGTCACCACTGGCCCGTCGTCCATGGACGGTATACTTGACCTTTCCGTCAAATACTTTGCCTCTACCTAGATTTGTCAGCTGCTTCTTCAGTAATGAATGTACCTCGCAGTCAGATATGTACATCTTGTAGACGGAGTGTTCCATCTTCAAGAGAGCTTCAGACACGTGTTGGTCCATTCGGTTAACGTCGAAGCCAATGGCCACGGGCTTCCCGAACTTCCTCCACTTCTGCTCTACAATGCGACCCATCGTCGCAGCATTCAT